TAGCTCTTCTTCTTCGAGTTCTTCTTCGAGTAGCTCTTCTTCAAGTAGCTCTTCTTCGAGTAGCTCTTCTTCAAGTAGCTCTTCTTCGAGTAGCTCTTCTTCAAGTAGTTCCAGTTCCAGTTCCAGTTCCAGTTCCAGCGCAGGGTTTGAGTCTACTGAGTCGTTTAAGAGCGACGGGAGTAATGACTACCTACGTACTGACTCTGGTTTCTCAAGTTGGGGGAACACAGCAACCGTCAGTTTCTTTATGAAGTGGATCTCAGCCAACCAAGCAAAACCATTTATCAAAGGCAACAACGGCGGCAACACTTGGATGTTTGTTCGGCCCGATACAGGGTCAAGTATACGCGCTATCTTCTACCGCCCCGGTGACATTGGCATTCAAACCGGTGGGGGGTGGGCAGACAGTGCTTGGCATCATGTTCTTATTCGGATCAATACCACCACAGGGAATGCCCAGATTATAATAGACAATACCGTGGAAGCGAGTAGTACCACAATCACAGGGACTCTCGCTTCTCCCACCAGTTATATCCAGATGATGGAACCCGATTGCTACTTTGATGAGTTTATTGTCACAAAAGGGTATGACGACCCATCAGACTTCGCGGACTTTGGTGGGGCGACTGCTTGCCCTATAACCCCCGCAGTCAGTACTTTCATTCACTACCGTGCGGAAGAGGTAGTGGCTCTGTCCACTATACCAGACCAATCCGGGAACAGTAACGATGGCGAGTACTTTAACGGTTCGCTCGGGTCTGTCATCCAAACTGAGGTACCTTGCTAATGGATATCAAGTACGCAATGATTCATCACTCCCAGTTAACAGAGGAGCATATCCAGTTGATCCGGGCCACCGGGTTAAACACGGTGATGGAGTCGGTGGTTTTAAGTCGTGAGGATGTCAATCCCCGCCTATGTTTGATTGAGTGGGACAATGACATTGCACAGACTATCCCTGCCGCAGCAGCCGCAGTCCAACAGATGGTAGACGCAGGGGTTACCTTTTTGACAGAGGCTGAGGTAAAGCCTTTGTTGTCCGATCCCGCCTCCGATTTTTACCCTGCCACACTCCCCTGAGAAATGGACTCCCTAGATGTTTTGGCCTATAGAGAACGCTTGCGATAATTGTTGCGACGAAGAGTCTTCTTCCTCTTCTTCTCTCTCGTCTAACTCCTCATCATCTAGTTCTAGTTTAGGCCACTGGTTGTACGAGGAATGCTTCCTCTCATCCTCCAGTTCCTCTTCTTCTCTCTCGTCTAACTCCTCATCATCTAGTTCTAGTTTAGGCCACTGGTTGTACGAGGAATGCTTCCTCTCGTCCTCTAGCTCAAGCTCAAGCTCAAGCTCAAGCTCAAGCTCAAGCTCAAGCTCATCGGGTTGCCCATCATACTTTAAGTTAGACCAGTGTGATGGACCTCCCTTTTGTGCTTACGTGTGTGTGGAGGAGTTACCGGGGTACGATGTAGGAGATGTGGTCTCAATAACAGGTACCTGCTACGAGATCATTGACGAGATCCCTGACATTGAGGAGGACTCCGACCCTTGTCAGGAACTCACCCTTATCACAGATGTGTCTGGACCCTACCCCTCCTGTGCCAATTGTGAGGGGACCGACTCCTCCTCGTCATCGAGTTCTAGTTCCTCATCCTCTAGCTCCTCATCATCTAGCGCGTCTCTCAGTAACAACTCCTCTAGTTCGGAACTTTGTGACGAGGTACCACTAGCTCTCAACTTCGACGGTGGGACTTATGAGGATGTCTCCGCAGCAGGGCACACTCTTGTTTTCAATGGAGGCGCGGCAGTCTCAGGCACTGAGTCTTACTTGGGCACCGATTCACTAAAGATGAATGGGAATAATACTTACGCGCTCGTTCGTAGTCAGGAACCTTCTGACGATGGTGCTTTGGTTGATGATCAGTCCTGCTTTAATCTCCTTGACAACAACTTCATTATTCAGTATGCTTTCTTCTGGAACGGGAACGAGAACAATCAGACACACATCGCGAAGTGGCAGGCACCCCCCTTCCGCGATTGGACCATGGACTTCTATAAAAGTGGCTCTATCTGGTATCTCGCTTTCGCATGGACATCTAACGGGACCGACTTCACGATTGAGCAGGTGGATGTCACCTCATCTATCTCGTCAAGCACATGGTATGAGGTCCGAATAGCCCGGTCGGGTAGTTCAGCGAAGATCTTTCTTGACGGTACCTCCATCCACTCTTTTACCCTGTCAGATACTATCCATGAGTCTGACGGAGTTCTCTGTCTTGGAAATAATTTAGAAGATACTGATGCAGATGTTGAAGGTTACATAGATCAGGTTTACATAAGGAATGGCGGGACGGTTAGCCTATCAAACTACACACCTTCGGGTTCGTTGTTTGCTGACCCGTTCCCTTACATTTAAGTAAGAGGTAAGATATGAAATGCAAACGTTTGCAGAAGGCAGTCCCGGAGTCTTTTTGTCACGCTTGTTTACGGGACTGCACTTTTCGCCGTCACCTTATCACGCAAGCGGAATCCAACGGGGTTGAGTGGCGAGACGCTCCCTGTGCGTACGAGTGTGCCGCGGGGGTACCCGAAGAGGTGAGTGTTGAAAATAACCACTGGCTCACCACCACCCCCATAACCCCACCACCTCTCCCTCAGAGGATTAAGAACTTAGCCGGGGCAGGGAAGAGGGTGATAAGGGGGTTAGTCCGAGACAAGCATATAAAGGTAACAAAAGAAGTCCACAACACTCGGTTAGATATCTGCAACTCATGCGCATTATTTGATCCTGACGAGGGAGTGTGCGGGGACTGTGGTTGTATAATGGTAGCGAAAGCGGGACTCGCGGTTGAGTCCTGCCCACTAGGGAAATGGAAGGCAATATGAGCAAGGCTGTAGTTTACTTTAACTCTGGAACCAAATGTTTAGTTCGCATGGCAGTGAGTATTGCCTCTTTACGCGACCACTACTCAGGTGATGTTGTTGTGTATAACGAGGGGGAACCCCACCCCCTACTGATGGACGTGTGCGAGTCATACTCGGTGAAGATCGTTACCTTCCCGGAGAGGGGGCAGGAGAAAACACTGGTCACCAAAGTGGCTATACTGGAATACCTCCAGCACGACACTGTTGTTTTCTTAGATGCTGACACTCTTGTAATGCAGGATATCTCTCAGCTTTTTGAGTGGACCGAGACACATGGGCTAGTCTTCACTAACTTCGAGGATTGGTTCACCCGAGGTAAGACTATCCAAGGCAGGATAGAAGGGTGGCGGGGGATTGTTTCCCCTCCCTACATTGAGCAAGCCCTGAACTATGGGACGGCAATCAATACAGGCGTCTTTGGTATCCAGAAGGGGCACGAGATAATCAAGGTCTGGACAGAACTCGCTCCCTTAGGGGCAGCAAAAAACCTATTCATTCCAGACGAGATTAGTGCTCAGATCCTTGCCCCCTCCTTCAAACATTACCTTGCCCCCAAGGAGTACAATCGGTCTGCACGGTATGGTAGTCTTGACGGGTGTGTGGTAGCCCACTTCCATGGCAGGAAGCACACAGGCAAGTGGGCATTAAGTAAGAAGTGGCGTAGTTATTACTGGGAGAAACAAGAACTCCTTTACCTTTCAGATCCGCTAGGGGACAAAGCACTATCCGACCACATGCGGAAGGTTCGTCTCCCAGTATCTCCCTACATTTCAAAAGGGGGACAACCTGAAGTGGAGCAAGTACAAGAGGAACCCGCTATCCCAATCTACCCTCCTCCCTCTCGGAGGAACCCTCCCAAAAGTGAGGGGGTGTGGCTTGACGTTGTCACCACTATTGTCCCACGGGCTACCGTTGGGGAGGCAATGCGTAACTTCCTATCTAAGTTTGACAAGCAGGGGTGTAAGTTACGTTGGGTTGCACACCTTGATTACGTACCTGCTATGGAGTCTCAGATAGAGGAGACCCTCTCCCAGATCAAAGAGGTGACTCCCCTCTTTGATGACGCAGTATTCCATCAGAGGACTGAGAATGTCGGGCATGGTCTATCTCTCAAGTGGTGTTTTGAACAAACCAAGCACGATGCTATAATTTGGGAAGATGATAAGGTGGCGGGCAAGGGGTTTAAGTTCGCGGACCTTCGATGTATAGCAGAAGCGCAGAAAGCAGACCATATCTCTTTCCTAGACCGCGGGGTCAGGGCGGGGTCAACCTCCCCTTCATGGTGGTCAACTAAGCTGATTAAATTCCAGCTTGATAACTGGCCGATATCCCGAGGGGTAGAGGAGGGCGACTCAGAGTTAGCCCTCATTCGGAATTCCCGTGGGTTCCGGGGCAGGCTTCACATCCCTTTGAGGGTGCAGGACATAGGGATCAAAGCACAGGGAGACTTAGGGGTAGTTCGCCAGAAGGATAAGTCAGGTGGGAAGTACTACTACACTGAGGTAGACGAGCGGGTTACGTTTGTGACCGCAGTGGATCGTAAGTACATGAAGAAGTTCAAGATGAATGCAGCAAACTGGAAACAGCGGATGAACATAATGTCCTACCCCCTCATTGTGTTTAGGGACGACTCAGTAACCGATGAACAGATCCGCACCATTCTCCCCGCTAAGGACCTACAGATCTTTGAGTGGGAGTTCCCCCCGGCGGGAGACAACCAAAGGGAAAAGATGCTGTCAGGGTTTGTGTTCCTTGCCGCGGAAAAAGTAAAGACCCCTTACTGGGTAAAGCTAGACGCAGACGTTCACCTCCTACAGCGGAACAACGATAGGTACTGTAAGGTCTTCTTCGATGAGTGGTTCGACTACGACCTAGTCGGACACAAGTGGGGGTATACCAAGGTCAAAGGGGACCCCGGTCAGACCCAACACTGGTTGAACGTACTCGATGATTGGTGGTTAGATAAGTTCCCCGGAGCAACCCGGCTCTTCCCGGAGGGCCTACCCCCCAACGAGAGATATGGACATAAACGGATAGCCAGCTACTACTGTTTGCAGTCAACTGAGTTAACTAAGGTAGTCAGCAAACTGTGTGGTGACCGACTCCCGGTCCCGAGCCATGACACTGTGATGTGGTATGTAGCTACCCAGTTAGAGAAGCCTGTACTAAGGTACCAGATGAAAAGACTCGGATTCTCCCCCCGATGAAAGTTGAGATTGCAGTATCCTGCCACTATTTTCAAAGGCGTATGTCGTGGATGATCTCCTCCCTACTGGAGCAGCTTGGTGAGATACCACAGTTGGTATTCAATGTTGCTTATGATGAACGGACAGGGAACCCCACCACTGAGCAGACTCTACATTTCTTTGATAGCCTCCCTAAGTCTAGCAACATAGTCATAGACTTCAAGCACACCCCCTATGTGGGGACGGAGACGTTACAGTACAGAGGGCTGGTGCGAAACCGTCAGTTAGCTGAGTCGGACGCAGACTTCATATTCTTCTCAGATTGTGATATGGTGTTTGGTCCCCGGTGGTTCGAGAAGTTACTCCCCTTCTTAGAGGAGAACAAGAATGACAAGCGGATGTTCTACACCGGGAGGTATTCTATGCCTGTAGGGGATGCAGACAAACTAGTTGCTGCGCATAAGTACCCGTACCGGGTTAGAGATCCCTTCGGTAAGGCCAAGGGAGCGCGGTTGAAGAAGAGGCGTAACTGCGGTGCAGGCTTCTGCCAGATCGTTTCGGTCAAATCTATGCGAGAGAATTTTGATGGGCTTTATATCCCTCCTAACAACTGCCGTGACTACTCATGGGAGAAGAAGTACCAGAAAGCTAAGTCAGATGTAACCTTCCGACGTAGGGTAGGCAGGGTATCCATGCCACTCCCTTATCTTTACCATCTCAACCATATACGAGACAACGACACTAAGACTCACACTGAGGTCCAGCGATGAGCGCCATGATACTAAACTGCCAAGATGAACCAGTACCCCTGAAGGGTATGATGAAGGGGGCATCTGCTTTCCTCTGCGTTAATGGGCCAAAGGCTATGGCAGCGATTGACAAGTCGCTGTTGTACAAACCCGGCATAACGAGGATGTGTGTGAACAACGGAGCAAAAGCGGTGCGTCCCAACTTGTGGACATGTGTTGACCCTCCAGACCGATTCCTAAAGTCAGTGTACTTTGACCCGACTATTATGAAGTTTGTCCCCCAAGGGTTCTGCACCAAGCAGTTATGGGACACCGAGCTAGATGTCCCCCATACCAAAAAGTTGACGGAAGCTCCTAACGTCTACCAGTACGCGAGGGAAACGGGGTTTGACCCCGAGAAGTTTCTCACCTCTAACCGGGTATGCTGGGGACTTGGGAAGGGCCAGACCTACAAGAAAGCAACGGGCGTACGGAGTGTCATGCTGGTAGCTATGCGCCTCCTTTATGAGTTAGGGTTCTCCAAAATTTTTATAGTTGGGTGCGATTTTCACATGGACCCCGACCAACCATACTCGTTCAAGGAGGAGAAACATACAGGTGGGTGCCGGTCCAACAACAACTCCTACGCAGGGCTGAACTTGATGTTCAGTGAAGTCCGCAGATTCTTTGAGGCAGAAGGGGTAACCATCTACAACACTTATGCGAATAGCGGCTTACGGGCGTTTGATCACATCCCTTTTGAAGAGGCAATTGAGTACGCCTTGCAACCGGTAGGTGACCCGGAGAAGGAAATTACTGAAGGCATGTATGCTGTAAGGAAACGTATGGCTAGTAAATTAGAAGGACTGAAGGAGGATCGGCAGCTATCCGGGCTGTACACCCCCAAGAGAAAACTCCCTGTAGATAAGGTTAGTACTATGCTTGCAGGTGTGCCCGCCTCCCCGCTACAGGAGAAGGAGACCCCTGTGAAGCAACCTCCCCCTAAACGTAGGGGTAAGCCATACACGGTTACCCAATGTTGGAAGGACTGCGACAAGATACTTGAGTTGTTCCCCGATTTGCAAACGTTTGCAGACAAGACTAAGAAGAGAATCGCTGACGCGGAAGCCCAGAAGAGGAAGGGCCGGAGATGTAGGGGGTGTGAGTTAGCCCGTTTCTCCCGCCGGTTCTACCATGAGTTCATTACGTTGATCCCTAGTAACCTAGAGACAATCCTTAATGCCCCCTTCTTATCCGGTTATAGTTCCGTGGTCTACGATAATAAAGTACAACCCTTCAAGGATCTTTAAGATGCCCTCTTCATCCGACGCCTCCGACATCTTCTTTACAATCGACCCGGAGGATCTCATAGGGTTCTCCACCAACCTCCGATTACGGGGTAGCCCCTCAGCGACTGTCAGTCTATCTAATAGGGACGACAAGTATACCCCCTATGTGACCAACTACTTAAATGAGTTGTTCACCCTCACCGTAGACTACGACAAGACAACCTACACCCTGTTTGTCGGGCAGATAAAGAACGTGGCTATCCGCAAGGAGGGACGGGATGGAACAAGTGTTGCGGACTTCACCCTAGTCCCTGTGATAGAAGGACTGGATCAGCGTCCTGTAGCGACCGAGGAGTTCACCACCACGACAGGCACACAGGTGATGACCACCCTCCTCACCACCTATGGTTCCCTTGACTCAGCCTACTTTGATGTCACACAGGATGATTCGGAAACCTTTAGCTCCATCATTGTGGGGGAGGACTCTTTGATGGAAGCAGTCCGGCGTATCTCAGAGGCGTGCAACGTAGAGTTGTATGTGAAGAGTGATGGTACGTTGGTCACCGACGTAAAGAAGGACGTAAACTCTGCCGTGGATACCTCCCTCACAGCGCAGAATATCAGCAGCTTTGCCAGCACCGACTCCAACCTACGACTTATTGGGGTGGTGAAGGTCTTAGGGCGGTACCTTTCCGCTCAAGAAGACGGGAACAGGCAGATTGTAGACCAAGACACTGTGAAAGTCATGGGACATTCACAGGATTGGGTGAAGTTACGCTATACCCCTAAGGAAGTATTGACCGATGCTCAGATGAAGTCTATGGTTGTCAGCCCTACTGACTCCACAATCACCCTTGAAGTGTTGGAGAGGGACCCCAAGTCGGGGGACATCCTAATACAAGCCACTAAGTTCGGTGGGTTTGAAGTCGGGGAGATGAATGATATTGAGTTGGAAGTGTACACCATTATTCCTGACGATAAGGAGTTGAAGCGGCTTCCCATGGCGCACACCGCGGGGGAGGGTGAGTATGGTGCGAGGTGGGTTGATGTACGACTGAAGCAGAAAGGGGTAGGACTCAAGAACAAGAACCGGCAGAAGAACCAACGCAAGAACGAGTTGGATGATTTCCGAATTACTCTAACAGTTGCTTCTGAGGAGATAGTCGAGGACCAGAACTATCGGATGGAGGGGGTTGACAACCCATACATACAGGATGAAGCGAAGGCTGTAGAGGTGGGGAAGCGCATCATCTACGAGGAGCGGATGCTTGCTACCTCCTTCTCAGTGTCTGGGCCTTTCATCCCCGCCATACGGGAAGTGAACCTAGTGGTTAACGTGACAGACCCATACACGGACCCTGCGGTCACCCACAAGTGTCTCCTCACTGGCTTGTCTACCCGCTGGTCTGCAAGGAACTCAGAGCTTATGAGTATGTATCAGTTCGCTCTCCTCCCCCCGGAGCTAGAATCCTCCTCATCTTAATTCTCCTTTCCGGGTTGACTACTGTACAAGGTTGTGTATATTAGACCCAACCCAAAAGGAGAATCATGGAACACTTCCTACAGGCGTTGCAGGCCGGTGCGTTCGCAACAGCTAACCCTAACTCAATTGCAGTATATGCTCTTCTGTGTTGCTTTGAGGAGACGCCCTCAGTAAAGGAGATGAGCACCCAACTAGGGATGCTACCTAGTCGGGTATCCGCTTCTATATCCGACTTAAAGAGGCGACGCCTTTTGTCGGAAGACAACCGACCTATTCAGTATGAAGCAACCGAGATGGAGTACCACATTATCCCGGCAACGAAGATAGCAGAGTCAGTAAAAGAGAAACTCACTAAGAGCAGGAACGCAGGGTTGAACTCGATACTGACTGAGAAAGCGGCCCCTGCTTTCGGTAAGAAGAAACGCCACTCCTCAGGCAAAGCCTTCAACGTATTCAAGGAAGCCTACGAGGAGAAGTTCGAGAAAACCTACCCCCTCAGCAGCAAGATGGGAAGTGTCTATTGCAAACGTTTGCTAACTTGGTTGGCAGATGACTTCGACGGGTACGTTAAGACAGTCCACTTCTACATGGAAAACTGGGATGAGATCAAAGAGAAGTTCAAGGTGAAGGGAACCCCTTCCCTCAACTTACTAGCCACCGGGTCCTTCTTTGGGCGAATCCGTGACACTATGGTCACAGGTTTTATTGATGAGCGGACACTGCTAAAGCGATTCAAAGAAGACGATTCACCGGAGGCAGGATTCAGTGAGTAAGTATTTACAACGGGCAAGGGTACCCAAGCTGTACTGGGGAGAGGGTGCCCTTGAAGAGCAGATAAGTTCAGAGATAGTCACCGGCTATCTAAATGAGTTACCGCGTATGGTTTCAGAGGGGCAGGGGTTACTCCTCTGGGGGGACCACGGCTCAGGGAAAACCGCGATAGCCTGTGTTGCCCTAAAGAAAATCATAGAGGCAGCGAAGACCGCGCTGTTTGTGCGATTCGATAAGATCGCAGAGTACTACGTTGAGAGCACGCGGTTTGACGAGTACGAGTCCTACGTCCACAGGATGGAGGAAGCAGAGTTGCTGGTGATTGATGAGTTAATCCATGACAAGACTCGCATCTATTCCTTAGGACGTGTGGAGCAGCTTCTCAGGTACCGCACCTCAGAGTTGAAGCCTACTATCCTGACCACAAACATGCCTTTGTCTCAGTTAGAGAAACAGGCGAAGGGCCTATATGAGGCTTGTAGGGAGGCGACCTACCCGGTCAAGATCGGCGGGAAGGACTTCCGAGCAGAGCGAGTAACGAGAATGTCTAAACGTCTAGGTATCCACTAATGGGAGCGATCGGCTCAAGAATCATTCAGCATGTGCTGGCATACTCCTCCTATGAGCAGGTAATATCCTCGGGCGTCTCGGATGACCACTTCCTTGGTGAGTCGCGAGACGCCTTCACTTACCTCCGAGAGTGCCGTGTACGAGGCCGCACTCCCACCACCTTCGAGGTGGGGGATAAGTTCCCAATAGACCTAACCCATGAGGTGGAAGAGGGGGACCTTGACCACCTAATCACTCTCATCAAGAAGAGACATGTGCTACAGCAGATGTCCCCCATCTTAGATGAGGGTATGGATAAGGTTTCAAAGAACGAGGTAGAGGAAGCCCTCGCTCTTTTCTCCCAACTCGATGGGCTTCAGGCAGAGTTAGTCAAAGAGGATTCGGTCAAGTCATTCAAACTCAGCGCAGATGAGCGTCTTGAAGCGTATTACAAGGCGAAGGAGTCTGAGGGTTCCATCCCCTCCATGTGGGAGAGTTTCGATAAGTGGACAGGTGGGTGGTGTGAGGCTACCCTGTACGTATTAGCGGGCTTCACCACGGTGGGCAAGACGTGGAGTCTTATCATCTCAGCACTTGACGCCTCTCGGAAGATAAAAGAGGACGAGTGTGTTCTGATAGTGTCAACTGAGATGGCACAAGCACGTATCTCTCGCCGCCTCGACTCCGTCCGTTACCAACTAGACTTCACTGAGCTACGTGACGGTACACTCAGCCCAGCACAGGAAGAGCGGTGGGCTAACGCGATGGCAGAGGAGATGGATTCCCCCGGTGGCGACGTGAAGATTGCTGATAGTCAGTATGTGAATTGCGTAGACGACATCCTGTCTCTTTGCTACAGGTACAAACCTCGCATGGTATTGCTTGACGGTGGGTACCGACTCCGAGCCAAAGGCACCCGCGGCGATTGGGAGAAACAGGTCCGGGTAATCGAAGAGTTACAGCGGGCGGTAATAGTCACCAACATCCCATGGGTTGTCACCACTCAGCTAGGGGACGCAGCAGAGACAGGTAAGGGGATGACCAAGGGGTCCACTGAGAGGTGGAATGTCCGCTACGCTAAGGAGTGGTTGATCAACCCTGACGTGGTTGTAGCCCTCTCACAAAACGAGGACCTTGAGTTGGCTAAGGAGATGAACTGGCAGTTCCTCAAGCTACGTGATGCGGAGAAGAGGACAGCTTCCTTTAAGACCAACTGGGACTACAAGAAGTTTGACTACTCTGAGAAGGTAGAACTCTTTGAAGAAGGGGCGTACTAGGCATGGACCTGAATCAAGTAACAGATTATGTGTTGGCAGCAGGACTAACCGACAAGTTGTCGATCCAGAAGAATAACAATCACTTGAAGTTCTCTTGCCCATTCGCACAGTGGACACATGAGGGGTCAGACGCTAATCCCTCCTTCACTGTGTCAGTCCATGATGATGGTGCCTCCACGTTTCGCTGCTTCGGTTGCGGGCAGAAGGGGAAGTTCTGGCAACTGTTCACCACCCTCTCCATCTACAGCGGGAGCGACCAGCTTAGGGAGATGGGGCAGGCATTGATGGCTGAGGAGAGTAGACCATCCACCTTAATAAGCCGCGTTGTAGGTGGGCTAGGTACTCCACAGTACGTGAGGGAGGTGTATGACATGGACCCTCTCTGGAATTGGTTTGACACCAACCTCCCCAATGCAACCGTTTGCAATCCCGGTGGGCATTACCTCATTCAGCGAGGGTTCGACTCCCGTACTTGGCGCGACTTTGGGTGCCGGTGGGATGAGAGGGATAACCGGGTAGTGTTCCCGGTGTATACCCTTGCCGGTAAGTTTGTAGGAGCAAGTGGGAGAACCCTCGGTGAGGATGACAACAAGTGGAAACATTACTGGGGAACGAGGACAGAGTTAGGCTTTGTCTCCCCCGTTTACTATGAGGGAGAAACGAAAACATACATACTGGTTGAAGGTCCATTTGACGCCATGCGCTGTTGGCAGCATCTAACAAAGCTAGGGTTGGCGGGGATAGTAATGCCAGTGGCTATCAGCGGCTGTTCAATAAGCCGAGAACAAATTGACCAAATCGAACTTGAACAATTACTAACATGGGTTATGTTCGACAACGACACGGCTGGCAATAAAGGCGCCAACCAAGCCCACAAACTACTTGAAAGGAGAGTACCATGCTGTGAAGATTTGACCGAGAAACTACCCCCAAACAAAGACCCCAACGAGTTACAATTACACGAGTTTAGAGAGACAATATCATTATGAAAAACTGGTTCAAACGCGGATTCGACGCAGGCAGTGCAGCTATGGAAAAAGAGCGCAAGGCAAAAGAGTCCGGCGGCAAACGATCCCCTGCGGGCAACCGCTTCTGGATGCCTAAGGACAGCGAAAAGTCCGTGGTATTCCTCACAGAGGAACCCTTCATCTACTTGGAGCACAACTGGAAGTCTGGTAGTTCCTACCGCAATTGGGGAACGTGTATGTCCCCCTTGGATGAGCCTTGTGGCTACTGTGACTTGAGCTTCAACAAGTACCAAGCGGCAGCGTTCACGGTAGTGGACTGCTCCCCATGGACAGACAAGGATGGCAACGAACACCGGTTCACCAAGCGCCTGTTCATTGCCAAGTCAGGGGTATGGGAAACCATTGAGCGTAAGCGTCGTCTTCTCAAAGAAGATGGACACACGCTTCGCGGCGCGGCTTTCCGCATCTTCCGTGGCAAAGACCCCAAGTCTCCCGGAGTAGGTGAGGACTTCGAGTTCCGTAAGATGATTGACCTTGACAACTGGGAGTTCAAGGACACCGACGACTACGACTTCGCAGAGATCCTCATGCCTAATGTGGATGCGATGAACGAGGTAGTCACTCAGTTTGGTGGCGCCCCAGTGGGGGCAGCATCCGCGGCGCCTGTGTTGGACGACCCTCCTTTCTAGTATAATCTTAACCCCCGCGAGAGTAAGCGTCCTGTTCCTGAGCCACGCTGAAATCGCGGGTCTTTTTTTAACACTGACTCTTAAAGGTATGGTAAAATGAAGATCGTTTTCGGCGGTAGGTTTGCAACAGGGGTAGGGGCAGGGAAGGTCCGCGCTCTTGAGAAACTAGGACATGAGGTAACTCCTGTTGAGTACAACGGTAACCCTCAGGTGTACAAAGACTTGATGGACAACATCCCCGGTAAGGATGTCGCAATTGTGTGGAAGTACCGAGGGTTCCACCCTGTACATGTCAAGGAGTTGACTGATAAGATCCCTACAATCTATTGGTACAATGATGGTACAGACCACTGGTCGGGGCGTGAGCGTCGGCGGGCGAGAAACGCTACGGTGATGGTACATCACAGTCGTTTACTAGCGGAGCAGCTTAGTGTCCCCCATGTGTTTGAGGGGTACGATCCTCTCTTTGACTACCCCCGCGACGTTCCCAAAGTTAGGGATGTCCTCTTTCTAGGACGGATCAAGAACTGGCACCGGAGGGAGTACAAGAATACACGGGAGTTCCCGTTCCGTCGTAAGGCCACCCCGGAGGAGCACGCCATTGCTGTGTCAGAGACTCGTATCAACTTGAACTTCACTCAACCGGGTTTGGGTGGGTTCTCAGATCGGTTGTTTAAGATCATGGCAGCAGGAGGGTTCATCCTAACAAATGAGTGCGACGAGATCACTGACACGTTCACCCCCGGCGAACACCTCGGTACGTTCCAAGGCGTCGATGATTTCTCCGACAAGATTGACTACTACCTGAACAATCCTGAGGAGCGTGCAGCGATTGCTAAGAAGGGGATGGAGTTCGTCCGTGCCCGCTTCTCTACTGACCACTGGGCAGAAGGGATGATCGACATCGCTAAGGGCATAATCTAATGGCAGTGAGCATCGTGGAATTAGCGTATGAACGCGAGGAGTTTGTACAAGACGTGGACGGTCTTATCTACTGGTGGAATACAGGTGGTGCCTATGCTGCCCGTAACCTACGAGAGTTAGCGGATGAGCTTGACAGGATAAACTCTGATTGGCAAGCGCGCCTCGACCGAGAATTTGGGAAGAAGAACTGAAATGCAAACGTTTGCAAAGGGTAAATGAAATGGTAGTAGAGGTAACGGGAGTAGAGATGGTAAAAGTAAGAGTCAACGTCACCCAGAATGATATTGATATGGGGCAACCAAGATCGGTGTGCTTCTGCCCTTTCTCTCTAGCGATTGGGAGGAGAGTGAAGAAGGATATATACTTCGGTGTAGCCGGTCCCTACATAAGCTATTGTCGGGAGGACAGCCACCCAGATGCAGACCCTATCATTGAGAACCCTGACAGGGTAAAGGAGTGGATTCACTCCTTTGACAGAGGAGAGGAGGTATCCCCTATTCGTGCTACTCTTGAGATACCTAAATGGATGCTAACTGAGTAGGATGAGAGGCCAAAACATTCTAGTCACTGGTGGGGCGGGTTACATTGGTAGTCAGGTGTGCAAGCACTTGGCGCAAGCTGGGTTCACCCCGGTTACTTACGACGATTTCCGTAACGGTAACCCATGGGCTGTCAAGTGGGGGCCTCTCGTTGTGGGGGACCTCGCAGACACCCAGCTTCTGCAACGGACTTTCGAGGTCTACGCCATTCTCGCAGTCGTACACTGTGCCGCGGATGCTTATGTGGGTGAGTCCATGAAGGAACCCGACAAGTATTTCCGTAACAACACGGTTAATACCTTGGGTCTCCTCGAAGCAATGCGGCGGGCCGCTGTTCGCCATATGATATTCTCTTCTAGCTGTGCCACCTACGGTGCCCCCAGTTCACAACCAATCCAAGAGGCTGCACCGCAAGATCCCACCAGCCCGTATGGTGAGTCTAAGTTACTCGCTGAGAGAATGATCAAATGGCACTGCCACACCCACTCTCTCCGCTGTGTTGTTCTTCGCTTCTTCAACGCCGCGGGAGCGGACCCCGACGGGGAGGTAGGAGAAGCGCACTCCCCGGAAACCCACCTTATCCCTCTTGTCATCCGGGCTGCTACCACACCAGATCACATCACCATACATGGGACAGACTACCCAACCCCTGACGGCACGTGCGTCCGCGACTACACTCACGTTTCCGACATCGCGGATGCCCACCTACTCGCTCTTGACTACCTACTCAAGGGAGGGGAAACGGATGCCTTCAACCTCGGCCTTGGCACTGGTCACTCCGTTCGTCAAGTTATCACAGCAGTAGAACAAGTCGCGGGAGTACCTCCCCAGTTCAAGGTATCCAGTAGACGCCAAGGTGACCCACCCGTTCTAGTGGCGTGTGCCAACAAGGCGAGAAACTTATTGGGATGGTCCCCAAGGTTTGAGACCCTCAACAGCATTGTCGAGACAGCATGGAACTGGCACCAATCTGAGGAATCACGATGAGAGATATCTGCATAGACATTGAGTCGAATCATACCGAGTTGTACTGCCCGACATGGAGGATGGAAGGGCTGGCTATCACTGATGGTACTGAGGAAGCCACGATTTACACCCGTGATCCAGACGAAATCCACGCACAATTAGGAGCTATCAAAGATGATCTTTGGGTTGGGCACAATCTGAAGTTTGACCTCAACGGATTGCTCATTGCAGGGTACATAGATTCGTATGATGATCTCGCCATTGCTGACACAATGATGGGGCTAAATCTGGTAGATGAAAACGAGAAGAAACTAGGACTTAAATACTCAGTAAAGAAACACTTTGGCTACAAGATGGTGGAGTTTGTCGAGGCTAACCCCCTCCATGGTCTCCCTCTACTTGAACCAGCTATCCCTGAAGCGGATGTAAAGAAGTTTGCCCAGTATGCACGGGACGACGTGCGCCAAACTCTCCGTCTGTGGCAGGAGGTAGTGCGTCCCGGCCTTGAGGAGGACGGAGTCCTTGATGTGTTTTGGTTGTATATGGATGGGACCAAGTACGTTGCGGATATGGAACGTAATGGAGTACACTGGAACCACATGCCCGAGCTAGTCGAAGCATACAAGAAGAAAGCCCATGATGCAGAGATGCGGGTGTACCCACACATAGGGTATGATGTCTCTCTCCGCTCCCCTAAGTTGGGGGAGCGGTTGTTCGATGATGTGCGCCTCCCAAAGAAGGACGTGGAGCTTACAGAAAAGGGTGGGTACAAGGTAGACCAGAAGATACTCACTACCTTGTCAGAGAAGTACCCTTTCTGTAAGGACATCCTTGAGTACCGCAATGCATCAAAGATGCTGAACACTTACCTGAACCCTTTCCAGAAGAAGTGTACAGAATCTATCGACGGCAGGATTCACCCCTCCTTCTGGCAGACCACTTACACCGGGCGCAAGAGGTCTTCAAAACCCAATATGCAGAACGTGCCTGTAGTTCCCGGTCCTCTGAGTATCCGCCAATGTATTGGTACCCGTGAGGGGTGTAAGCTATTAGTAGCCGACCTGTCCCAAGCGCAGCTTCGGATCATCGCAGACATCTCAGGAGATGAGAAGATGCGGGAGGCATACACGACGTGGCAGTGTAAGATATGCCGGGTAACCGGGCACAGTACCTCCCTCCTAACCCAGTGTCCTAAGTGTGGGGTGGAAGCAGACAAGAGGACTATCTCCAACAAGGAGAAAGACAAGGGATTCAAGGGGTTTTACCATGGGCTGGATGTCCACCAGCAGACAGCCGATATTGCCCACACTTCCCGCAAGATTGGGAAGAACTGCAACTTTGCTATGAGCTTTGGAGCTACCCCGTGGAAGCTACACAAGGAATACGGTGGCCCCTTGAAGGAATGGGAACGTGTTCAGCGCAGTTTTTTCAGTGCTTACACAGGTATACAGAAGTGGCACCACGATGTTGAGAAGCAGGTGATATACAACTACTTCATTGCCGACCCATGGGGCAGGCGACGGAGGTATGACCGTGAGGAGATAGATGCCGCAAGCAGCCACCGGCACAAGAGAGCAGACTTCCTGAACCAAGCGGTTAACGCACCCATTCAGGCGGCTGAGGCCCATTACTTGATGACTGCGGTGCGTGATATCAAAGAGGACCTCAGAGAGTTGGACCTTTGGGGGAAGGGGGTGTGGTTAGTAGCAGAGGTACACGACGAGGTAGTCTTCGAGTGTGAGGAAGTGCTAACCAGCGAGGTGTGTGACATCATCCTGTACCACATGCGCTACGCTCACCCAATGACTGTACCCATGGACGCGGATATAGGGGTGCATGACAACTGGTCTGAGGCGAAATAGCACTTGACTCTAGGGGTTGAGGGTGTATAGTACAAGAAAGTAATATTAGGAGAATCAGAAGTGATACGAGTAACCTTAGATAGATTAGCGTGGGCGCGCGCTGTTGACCTTGGCTCTACAGGTATTGAGCGGTTGAAGGAAGACCTTACATTGGTAGTCGAGAACCCCTACGCAAAAGGGGTACCACCGGAGGTCTCTACTCATTATGAGAGGAACACACTAGGTGGCGATGTGTGGTTTGGTATGCCACGTGAGTACTTCTTCAAAACATTCACCCGGTTTGAAGTGTTTGATTGTACCCAATATAGCCACCTGAAAGGACCATGGACTAGACCCCCAAAGTTTGAGGGGCTATTGCGACCGGGCCAGCAGGTAGCTGACGAGGCGGTAATCAAAGCGTACCGTGAAGGGCAGACCGGAGGTTGGATCAAAGCAACCTGCGGCGCGGGTAAGACTATCACTGCCCTGCACCTTATCGCACGTATGAAGACCCCGACTATTGTCCTCGTCCACAAGTGCGACCTCATGGACCAGTGGGAGAGGGAGATCAACAGGTTCATGCCTGAGGCGCGGGTAGTCAAGGTGCGGGCTAATGAGCCATGCGTCAAGGATGCTCACATTGTGATCGCAACCTTCCAGACCTTGTACTCTCGTCTCGAAAGTTTCCGAGCCTCGGGGTTCTTCGACCACTTTGGTTTCCTTGTGTCCGACGAATCACATCGTGTCCCTAGCCAGACCTTTTCCAAGGTAGCTAACAGTTTCTCAGCCCGCTATAAGCTGGGTCTCACAGCTACCCCGGATCGCCGGGATGGGTTGAAGTGCTTACTCGATTGGAGTATTGGTCCGCAGCTTGTTACAATGCGCGGGCAAGTCGTTAAAGGTAGTTACTATGTCATGGAGTGGGAGGCAAAGAAGACGCCCCCCAAGATCCGCGGAGGTGGGCTGAACACCTCCAAGTTGATAACCATGATAGCAGAAGACGAAGACCGGAACAAGATGATTGCAAACGTTTGCATGAGAGCAATCAAGGCCGGTAGGAAAACACTTGTGCTCACCGACAGAGTAAAACAACTAGACAGCCTTGAGGGTCTCTTATCCTCGTCAGGAAGTAAGATAGTCAAATATCGTTCTACTGACGACATGGAGAGTGCGACGGCTGATGAGTGCAGAGTTGTTCTGGCAACTTATGGGATGTTTGGAGAGGGTACCGATATTCCTTCCCTTGATACTTTGGTTCTTGCTACACCTCGTAGTAGGGTCGCTCAGATGGTAGGCCGTATCCAGCGACCTACCAAGGAGAAGAAGCCTCCAATGGTTGTCGATGTGGTAGACCGCGCAATCCCCTATGCCAACGGCCTTTTCGGCGCACGCGAGAAGGTGTATACCAAGTTAGATTTCACACGTGAACGAAAAAAGTAAGGAAGACCCCATGAGAGAACGAGCAGAAGCCCTAGAGAAATTACGGCAGAAGAAGTTGCAACGGTTAGAAGAGCTTCGTAAGAAGCAAGAGGCCGAGGCAAGTACTGTAGAAGAAGCACCAGTGGAAGAAGAGACCACCGTCCCAGAGCTTCCCCCTGAAACGGATGAGTTCGGGGCAGTCATCAACCCACCTGACCCTGCTCCTGTCCTAGTGGCGGAGGAACCCGAAGAGGAACCCGTGGCAGAAGAGGCCGAGCCAGTTCAGGAAGTCCAAGAGGCAGTAGCTACAGTGACTACCCACCGGGAGAAGACACACTACGGCAAGGTCATTGAAGAGAGCAGTGATGAAGACCACATTGAAGTAGCCCCAGTTAATCATGCCCCTGCGAGTGTCCGGTTTGGTTATGGTAACACGGTAAACCTTGGTGACTACAATGGTGCCAAGGTGTACATTGAAATCACTACTCCCTGTAGAGTCGAAGACATTGACACTGCCGCGGTTTTCGCTAAGGAGAAGGTAGCAGCACTAATGGAAGTCGAGATGTCGGAACTGGTGAACTGAAGTGGAGAGCACAGAGACACGGTTGAAGAATCTCCGAGACCGTATAAACAAGAAGTATGACGGGGAGTTATCAGCTATGGCAGGTAAGATCCCCAAGCTGAAACGCTTCCGCTCAGGTTCTCTTGAACTTGACCTCGCCCTTGGAGGTGGCTGGCCCTTCAACCGCACGAGTCTCGTGTATGGTCCAGAGTCCTCCGGGAAAACAACCATCCTACTCAGGGCGTGCTCTGAGGTTGTGAACTACTGCCACACCTGCAAGGAGCGTTACCCATGTGAGTCCGAGGAGTCCATTCCGGGATCGGCTCTATGGATAGAGACGGAAGGGTCACTGGATGTCAAGTGGGCAATCCAAAATGGGATGGACCCGGAAGGAAACTTAGTGGTGTGGCCCCTTTGTGGGGAGGACGCCATCAATTTGATTGACACCGCCATCCGGGAGAACACCGTTGACCTCATAATCCTTGACAGTATTGAGGCTACTCTGCCCTCTAAGGAGATCGAGGATGGGGCTGAGAAGCAGAACCCCGGACTTCATGCGCGACTGATGAACAAGGGTTTCCGCAAGTGGACCAACGGGTTAACCGAGAAGCGGGGCACAGGACCCGCCCTCATTTGTGTAAACCAAATGCGGGAGAAGATTGGTGTTATGTTTGGTGACCCATCTACCCTCCCCGGTGGTAAGGGGCAACTGTTCCACCCGGCTATTCACCTCCGCAACACTAAGGCGAAAGTACATGACGCTCCCGGTGAGGCGAAGTCAGCTTACGTGGAAATCCATGGCACTGCCCACAAGAACAAGACGTTCACTCCTAAGCTGGAGTACACCTTTCACCTAGCCCTCTTGGACTACGAGAGTAGAAAGGCGGGCAAGCTACTGGCAACGTATGAGGCAGGGGAGATCAACAACATTGAGTCTCTTGTCAAGTACGGGCGCAAACTTGATTTAATCAAAGTAGGGGCCGGGGTTTGGAAGATCGACCTACCCGAGGCGGGGGTTACCCTATCGGCCAAAGGCAAGGATGGGTTAATCAAAGAGTTCCAAAATGATTTGGATGCATACGAAGTATTCTACGCGATTGTGGTGGGAGCTTTAACATGACAGAGGTATGCTATCTTTTGGTAGGTGTGGGTCGGTCTGGTACCTCGGCACTGGCTGGTACTTTCTACCGTGCTCACTACAAAGGGGAGCCGGTTCAGATGCTGGACCTTATCCCCGCAGACCGCGGCAACCCCAAAGGGTTCTTCGAGGATGAGAGGGTAGTGCGACTCAATGACACTATCCTTGGTGAGGCGGGGACTTGGGTTCTATCTGAGTTAGAGACAGACTTCAGCCACCTAATGACGGAGACAAAGTATGACCAGCAGGTGAAGGATATCCTTGATCGTTACGACAGTCCCGCTATCTGTATCAAAGACCCTCGGTTGTCCCTAACTCTACCTGTATACGTGAGAGAGTTAGAAGCTCGGGGGATCAAGTGTCACATCGTCCATGTACGTAGAAGGCTTAACCGAATTCTGGATAGCTTCCTAGTGCGGGATCTCCTTACCAACGACCGAGCTACCAAGTTAGTTGAGAAGTATAGGGGGACCTTGGCGAAGTGGTGCAAACGTTTGCAGTACGGTCGATGGAGCGAGGTATCCTTCGATGTCTTCATGCATGATCCCCTTAGTGTGTTCAAGCAGAAGTTCCCTGAGCTTACCTTCAAGGAGTCAGCCGGGTGGGCAGCGTCACAACAGGTACTCAAGTTTTTAGGGAGGGAGTAAACCATGGCTTTCCGGTTTGATGCACCAGAGAATAGGAAGAAGAAAGTGAACAACGCTGAGAAGCAGTTCGCTAAGAAGCACAAAGGGTTTCGGCAACCTTGTTCCGGGGCTATCAGTGGTTTCAAAGGAGATGTCAAGTTCGAGGATTTCTTGGTAGACTTAAAGTCCACTGACATGAACTCCTTCCGCATTACCTTAGCGGATCTCCAGAAGATCCAAGCAGAGGCAGACGGGCAGGCGCGCGACCCTGCCATTGTAGTTGTGTTCAACAACTGCAAGAACTTTGAGAACGAGTGGGCAGTAGTCCCACTCAGCACCTTGAAAGGAGATTAGATTTATGAATGACCACCCAGAATTCCATATAGGGCTAGACTTTGATGGCACTGTTGTTGAGCAGCGGTACCCTGAGACAGGCCCCGACCTCCCTCTAGCAGTGGAGACCCTTCGCTGGTTGACCGAGGAGATTGGAGCACATATTACCTTGTTCACAATGCGGTCAGACGACGGACTCCGTGAGGCAGTACGTTGGTTCTCTAACCGGGGCATCACCCTCTATGGGGTTAACCATACACCGGGGCAGGAGGCATGGACCCGTAGTCCGAAAGCCTACGCCAACCTGTACATTGATGACCGGGGGTTAGGTATGCCCCTCGATGCTAACCACCAAGTAGATTGGGAGAGGACTCGCAAGCTACTGGAGGAGTGGGTATCATCTCATGGCGTGTGAGGCTGGGAGACTTGCCCGCATTCTCAAGCAGACTGCGGGGGAGAGGAAAGTATTCGAGGCCCCCAAGTATGTGAGATCCTCCCAGATATTCAACATGTGTATCTGGGAGGAGTACTTCAAGGACAAACACTTCCAAGTCCCTGAGGCCAAGTACGTAGAGATGACACGGGAGCTTGACTTCACCTTTACGTTGGGAACATTCATCCATGAGTACTTACAATCAGTTGTGATTGGTCCTCTTGGTTTCCTCAAAGGGGAGTGGGTGTGTGTCACCTGCCACCATTCCCACAAGGACTGTTACTATCCCGACGCCTGCGTTGAATGCGACGGGGGTACATTCCATTACGAGGAGTATACCTTATATGACAAGGAGCTAAAACTCTCGGGGCATGTTGACGGGTTGATCTGTAACAACCGCATGAACAGCGTGTTCCATGCCTTGGAGGCAGGAGCAAGGGGGGACGAAGTGAAAGCCTCTGATGATTTAGAGGAGGATCTCAAGCACCTAGAGATCAAGTCAGCTAATGAGTGGTCATTCAAGAGCGTCATCAGTAATCGCCAACCCCCGGAGTACAACCGTGTACAGGCGTGTGCCTACCAGCACATGACAGGGATGGAGGAGACTGTGTTCCTCTACGTAAACATGAACACGAAGAAGATGATGACCTTGAGCTACAAGGCAGAACCAGAGTTGTGGGACAAGGCTGTGGATAAGATCCACACATTGTGGGAGGCGATTGACGCAGGCACCCCACCACCCCCTAGTATGAGGGAGTGTTTGTCTTTGAAGGACAAGCGTGCATGTAAGTGCCCGTTCGCGTTTGAATGTTTTGGAACAAGATAGGAGTAAGAGCGTAAATGAGTGACCCACTAGTTGTACTAGGGTTAGACCCATCCCTTACTTGCACTGGGTGGTGTATTATGCTCCCGGCCTCAGGGGGTTGGGATGTAGTTGCAAGCGGAGCTATTCAAACCAAGCCTGAGAATAAGAAGCGGGGCATCTACAAGAGCAGCGATGACGCCCGCCGCATAGCTCACATAACCGATAAGCTCAAGGCTATCATAGATGACTACGAGCCACTAGTAGTTGTGTCCGAGCAGCCCTCAGGTGGAGGGAAGTCCTCATCCGCGGTGAAAGGGATGGCGTTTGCTACGGCTATTGTCACATGCATAACGGCACTACTAGAACTTCCTCTCTTGGAGGTACCCGCTAAGGACTCGAAGAAGAGGGTAGGTGGATGTGCGAACGCAAGTAAGGCCAAGATGCAGAAGGAAATCGCGGCTATGTTCCCCGGAGTTGCTGACAAGTATAAGAGCGCCCGGTCAAAGACGACGGGATTCAAGGGGGAGTTCGAGGACATTGCGGATGCTATCGCCGCAGTAATTACTGTAGAGAATGATCCAGTAATTAGACTCCTAAAATAATTTGAAAAATTCTTCTCAGTGCCAGCGGACTACACGTCACGCAGCGGGAAAAATTTTCTCAACCTATCCGTAATACACACGCGGGGGAAGCCCTGAGAAAAGGGCGACCCCTCAAAAAAAGAACCCCCTAGTCCTATACAAGATCCACATACGCGGATATGCAAGAAGGGGTCTAGGGGGGAAGGCGTTAATCAGTCGCGGGTAGGTGTGATCTCCGTGCGGAGTTCGTCACCTTTCTGGTAGATGGTCAACCACTTAGCACCGGTAGGTTTAGGCGGGCGATCCCCTTCATGGTGGAAGCCAAGGTTACTCCCGAGGAATTCTTCCTTGTATCCGGGTGTACAGATATGCCACCGTTTGTACATGGACTCTTTTCCATTCTTGTTGATGGCAATCATGGGAGTATTCAGTTGCCACTCTTCATGTATGTGGCCCATCCATACGATGTCAGCACCGTCGATGAATGCGTTGTGTCTGTTTGTTTTGATGACCCCTTTGGTCACCGGACCACCACCACCTGCTCCATGTGTGTAGTACATGTTGATAGCTCGGTGCATGGGGCGCTTCCCGCGGTTTACACGGAAGGATACCCAGCCGCGATACCCACCAACCACGGGGCGTTTGCCTGTGCGTAGTTCAATCTGGTCAGCAAGTAGTTGCACAGGATCGACTGAGCACCATTTCAGTGGAGCAGTCTCATGGTTACCATACCCGAGCATGGCGATGTTGTTGGCGGCTGTACCGTGGGAGCCAGCGAAATCTTTACATACAGAACGGAAGTAGTCTTGATCGTCATGCTCTTCACGTGTCTGTCCCTTCTTCTGTCTGCGGTCAGATGTAGCTTGCATGAGGCAGAGGGTATCCCCATTGTACAGGATAGGGACTCCCTCATCTACTGCCTCTTGTATGTGCTTGTCATACAACTTGCGGTCGCAGTAGGGGTGGTCCCAATGCGCGTCACTGATTAGCAGTGCGCGGGCCGTATCCTTACGGCTCTTGAGGTTGAAGGTAATTCCGGTAGTAACTTTTGTGAGTTGTTCAGCGGACCAATTCATTTGGACCTCCTGTCATTTGCAAACGTTTGCAGTAGTGAAGAAGGCTCCCTAAGCCCACGTCCCGCCTGACCAAAGGTTGGGTTGATGTGTAACTTAGGGAGCCAGAGTTATAGGATGTTACTCTTCGTAGCCAACTATCAAGCTACTGATGGTGACAGTGCCTGCTGTGGTTATATCAAAGTAGATACCGGTTGTGAAGGGCACTGGTTCAGTGAATGAGTGCGCTACTACTGTTACTGCGCTTGACTGTCCACTTGAGTTGGGAATGCGCAAAGGCATGAGCAGCGTTCCCCCACCAGCCGTGCCGTCCTCGATATCAACTTGTGAAGTGGTCGTAGCTTCAATCGACATGATGATGTCAGTGACATAGAGCGTCTTGTCTGCGGTTACCGTGTACTGTGTGCCGTCCGCCGTAACAGAGTCAGAGACCACCCTCACCGCAGTACGTCCATAGAGTTCAGATGGCCGCGCACCGTTGACCACTTGCAGACTGGTGTACGTGCCCAGATCATTCGTGGTTTCTACAGTGGTCACGTTCTTGAATGTACCTCCACCGTCTTGCCCCACTATGATGTTCCGGCCCAAGTTAGTCACCATGGAGGGTGCGATGAAGTCGTCTACACCCAGAACTTGCGCACTCAGAGACTTAGTTAAGAACTTTGTATCATAATAAAAATCGGCCTGCCCTGCCTCATCACAGGTAAATTCATACTTGACATAGGGGGTGAAAGCAGGTGCGGCGAAAGTCTTGAAGCCAGATCCACCAACATACGGAATTTGCAGGGTACGCAGTACGTCAGTTCCTGCCGAGTCCCGGATGAAACTTATGTCGATTGTGCCGTTTTTATCCGAGAGTACATGGGTTTCAACTTGAGTATAGTTTCTTAGATCTAGCACCCCACTTGAATAAACCTCGCCATTAGTCAGGGGTGTTGCCGTCTGAAAACCCAACCCGTCTGTCTTAGTGTTAGTGAGTGTTCCATCAGGCTCTGCCCCTATGGCCACTGAACGAACGAGGGTAGCGTCAGAGTCGGGGGACAATGATTGATTCAGGGGTGCCACGCTTGGAACAAAGTTGTCACCGAAGTAAGTGGATAGCCGGAAGGTTGCTTGCCCGCCTGCTCCATTAACATAGCGCACTCGGAAGTACCTGCCCAGTTTGACAGCAGTGTGGAACTCAGGGATACCTGCGGAGCATGTGAATCCCGCAACAGGGTATGCATGCCAGTTGGTCCCGTCTACCGAGAAGTCGAAGTACAGGGTTCCCGCGACATCTGCAAAGGAAAAGACACCTACGTGAGGCAGCAAGTTCTGCTCACCCGTACCTGTAAATGTAGCTGCTGGCCCAAGTAGCGCCACAGTACTATTATCTGTGGATACTGATCCGGTTGCCAGTTCAGCGGTGATTGTGGGTGACAGCGCGTTTTCTCCGCGCAGCCATTGTCCTAAATTCTTGAATAACTGGAAACTCATATTGTCCTCGTGTTGTGGTAGTCTAGCTCTTAGTCACTAAGATTGGTGATTGTGCTGTTATTTGCAAACGTTTGCAGATTCAAAAAGGGGACACAGCCAAAGTGCTGCATCCCCTTTTAGTATTACAGGTTCTCTGAGGTGGTCTCCTCTACCTCTACAGGTTTAGCCTCTACAGGTTTAGTAGCAGTCACCCACGTCTGCCCAGTGGGATGTTCCACTGGGAGCAGAGTTACGTTGGTGAAACCAGCGTACTGGAACAACTGCACAACGGTCTCGGGGGTGTAGGTGTGGGCAAGTGGGTAGTTCCAATCCTCCCCCGTATAGTCCTCATCACCACCGAGAAAGGTAGCGATGATCTGTCCACCTTCCTTCAGGTAGGATGAGGCAGCGGCGAGCAGGGCCTGCACCTGCGCCACAGAGGCATGGTTAAAGATGGAATGGTACACAGCCCAATTGTAGGGGCCGGAGAGTTGCAGCAATTCCACTGAGTCAAAATTTTCAGGGTCACCTAAGACAAAAGTAGGTGCCTTCTTTTTGTTCACAGTTTCTGTCAGTTCCTGCACTCCATCATCAAGGAGTTGCTGGTCAACGTCAAGCCCAGTGTAGCTCCCCTTGCGAAGGTAAGGGACTAGGTGTTTGCCAAGACGTAGGCAACCACACCCATAGTCTAGTACCTTGTGGGTCTTACGTACCCCGGCTTGAAGCAGGGTTTCAAATTGGTGTTCTCCGATCTTATCGAAGAGTGGCTTAGGTCCTACGTGTGCGCGGGAGTCCATAGTTATTTCCTTTACGGTTGGTTAGAGAAAATCTCGGGAGATAGCTTTAGCAATCTTCAACTGCTCGTCGTCCCCCTTGTTGATCTCGTTCAGTAGTTTGTTTCTGCGTTTACTTTCTTCTGCGGTTATGTGTAGATTTACTGCTGTGAGTTCGTCGCATAGTGTACACATCTCATCTAACATACACTGGATTGTCTTTTTTGCCACCTCTGGATCGTTAGCAATCCCATTCAGCCCGTGGGTGACCTTCCTCATTAGAGCGAGGGCTTTGTCTACGGGGGTCATTCGCAGGTATCCTCATACACTGCCCTCCAGTTGACCCCCGCACCAATAATCGAGAGTATACCTAAGGCAAGGAGGATTTTGAATCCCATACTAGCCGCCCATAGGGCACCAGCCACTCCGACGAGGAAAGTACACACCCGGATCACAGGATGCTGGGCAGGTGGTTTCATATCACAGATGATACTCAGTACATCCAGCCCGACGCGAAGCAAATGCAGGGAGTACGAGATAGCTAACCCCACTGATACCACGGTGATGATTGCTTTGGTTTGTTCGGCCATATTGGTACAGTAGATGACCAGTATAACGGACAAGATACTGAAGAGGGGTTTAGGGGTACGTTGCTTACTCATTTCTTTTTACTCACGGTGAGAGTTGGTTTGTTTAGTTTAAGTACACGCCCTTTGTGTAGAAATTGCAACACTTCTTGGTCCTTTATTTGTCCGGTGGCTATCGCCTTTTCCACACGTCGCCGATCCTCTTTGTATGTCTTTGTAAATACACCGCAGGCCACTGCTTGTTCGGCCAGCCGGTTGAACTCATCCTTGTCAACGTAGGTTGACCGGCTACGTTGGGAGTGTGTAATCACATACTCCTCACCCTCCAACTTGCGGGTACCTTCCTCCGGCCCCCCGAGGGTTGCGGTTACCTTCTCTACCAATTGGTCGTACTTGTGCTTGGCTAGTTGGACTTCGTTGTATGCGTCCATTACTTCTTGTGCTAGTTGATCAGTCATACTCTCTCTCTCTTTTATTTGGTTGTGCTCTGTCATATCTGTTTGAAGTCCTTGAAAATTACAGGTGTTTCGGTTGCCTCATTGACTAGGACTACGTGACCCACCATCGCATATTCAAACGCGAGGTTCAGTTGTTCAGCCTCGTACCTACTACCTTGTGCAAAAAGGTCAGCATTCTCCAATGCACGGTGGGACTGACTAAATAATCCCTCGACAATAATATCTTGTTCGTTTCTTGCTCTCATATTACTCCTTTGTAGATTTCAAAGATAGCCTCCCGGCCACCGTCCGCTTTAACCATGTAACCCTTACGGATTGTGCAGCGGTAACGCTGCCCCTTGGCGATATGCACATTACCCGCGGGGGTTAAGTGATCCTTACGGGCAACGTGGTCGGTCGTACGATCTAGCCATATACGCCCTTCAGCCACCTCAGCGTGGCAGCAGTCACTCCCGGTGCCTGACTCATCATGCCAAGCACCTGTTATACTTCCGTAGTCGTAAAAAAATCCATCCTTGAATTCCACCTCTTGGCATTCACTAAGGCAGTCGCGGCAGATCATAATTTCCTCCTGTTTCTAATTCGGACTAGGTTGTTAGGATGTTGTTAGGATGAAGCACAGCTTTGGCCCCGAGTACATCACCGGCATCTAACCGAACGTGTGCTACCTCCACTGCCCTTTCCCAAGGGGGGTTAGGCAAAGAGATACGGAGACAGGCAGAGGCACACCCCTTACATGCTGTCGTCTCACAGCGTTCACAGTCGTACCGATACCTCACCGGATCGCGCCCTCCCTCCACCTTTTGAGTCTCCTTCATGTATTCACACATTCCACCAACTCGGTTGGTTTCCAATTTTATCCCACTTTGCAAAGGCCTTGCTGTGATAATAAGCGCGGTATGCGATAACCGCATTGTCATTTCTAAATTCGTCAGGCATTGCCTGTGCAAATGGAGTTAGACATCCAGAGGGCAACAAATGACTTAATTTTCTACCTATGTGTTCTATTCCTGCCTTGCAAAAGTGATGCTTGCCATATCGCATTTCATACTGCCTACAAAGCTCAATACCATGGTCATAAGCCCATTTAAAGTTGCGGCAGGTTTCGCCCACCCAAATAGTACATGGGTGATTGTGATAACCACCTTTTAATGGTGTTCCCTTTTTAGTCAATGGCATTTGGTCAGGTGATGCGCCATGTCGAATAACTGCGCTGCCTAGTTGCTGTAGTAGCTCTACACACATCTTTGGGATGTGCTTATCACAATACATACTCGCAGCATCTTTTGGATCTGTATCTAGTACAAAAATATTCATAGGTTTACTCTGTTTGTTCCTTCATCATTTTACATGGGCGTTGTGGTGGCGCCTAGCTGACACTGATTGTTGTTTCCGTAGCGACATCGGGCCATTCAGACCTTGGGAGATCCTTCACATGCATGAGGATGAACTCATCTGTCAGGTCCTGCAAAACTTTCTCGCTGTGGTACCATACATCATAATCATCCTCCATGCCAGCCGCTTTATAAAAAACAATTAGCCGGTCATTGTACATCCCGCGTTCATCGAGTTTCGTCTTCATTAGTTTCACTCCCTTTCCTTTCAGGAAGGAGCGGAACTCTTCGATTGCACCAGTGGGTATTTTAGTTATCACTTTTACGTTTCCTTGAATGTTGTGGTCCCTCTATAATGTCGAGGGCTTTGAGTAACACGGAGCCTGCTACCCATGTTTCGGGGATGCTCTTCATTGCCGCCGCAAGCTCACGTACCTCCTGTTTGTCTTGCATAGATACGTCTTGTAGGAGGGAGTCAACACGTGTGTCCTTCTTGTACACCGGGCCACCGGCCCCGTCCCTTGTTATTGTTTCCTTGAGTAACCGGATGATTTCAAACGAGGCATCAGTGTGGATTCCCAACTGTCGCTTCGTATCTACTTGATCCTGTATCAGTGCATGTACCCACTCGTCTTTGCGTTTGAATGTTACCTTGAAGTGTTTCACCGGATCACCTTCTCATTGTCGGGGTTCTCTGCAAACGTTTGCAAACCAAGCTCGATCATATCAAGGATGAACTTACTACGGCTATACGGTGTTGCCATCTCCCGCTCCAAATTAAACACGTAGTTATCTATGGTATCCACCATCCACATCCTCTCGGATGGGATGTAGGTGGACAGCTTACGGCCAGCATCAGCAGTCTTGCGTCCCTTCTGCCGGTAGTACCTACTCATTTGGTTAGCCCGAGTAATTCTGTACTCATCATATTACCTTTCCTTTTAAGGTTCTCTTTGCGGTTAGCTCCTCCCGGAGTTGTTGTGCTACGTAGATGTTACTGATATAAGCCACGCAGAAGTCATCAAAGAATAGATTGAGGGTGCCTTCACACCCTTGTGTGGTCACATCCACATAAGTGAATCGGGAAGGGGGGATGTCCTCTACAAACGGGAACTCTAACTGAGAGGCAGAAAAATCTCTATGGTTTTCTGCGGTTACATGTGCAGGGTTCATATCTTTTGTCTCCCGATTTCGATTGTGTCATCCTCCAGCTTCCAAGCATACTTGCGGTACCTCTCGCCCTTAGTTATCCCGTCTGCCTTGTAGGTATAACGTGCTTTCTGCACGGTATCACCTATCCACTCAGCTTCGATCACATCAGTGTGGCAGCATTTACTCCCCACCCCTCCCTCCAAGTGAGTATACTTACACGGACAGTAGCACAGGCTACACACCTCCATAGTCACAGCGTCACCCCGTCTAGTTCTTTTAGCTGTTGCTCAAGTTTCTCCCGATACTTCTGTGTGCCTCGCCTGACTTGGCGAAAATGTTTTTCAATTAACTTGGTGAAGATTTCCCATATCTCACAGTCGGTAAGAGAGAGTAGCTTTTCGCTAGTCAGGTAACCACCTTTGTTATCCAGTATGAAGTCGCAACTCAGGTACTGTCCCGCCTTTGAACCATAAGTGTCAATGGTGCGGCGTATTCTAGTGACAACTATCTCTTGTATTTCCCCCTTGAATTTCTCATAGCAAGCTCGGGTCATGTAGGTAAAGCCACGCTCTTTTCCTGTGGCTGGTCGGTTACCTTTGAGTTTAATGAGGTAGTCATCTGGTATGGTGACTGTGTCACCTACGAACTCAGGTTTCCCCGGCTCCCCAATGTATATCTTACACTGGGGAACCTGAAGGCTCATGCTGGAAACGTTTGCAAATAGTGTGTCTTTTTCGATTTCCATCTTACTGCACCTTAGACTTTTTCATCTGCTTCATCAGGAACTTAGCTAGGGGTGAAGTCAGGTCACCTGACGACTCATGCCCCCGGAGATCCAAGTAGTGTGTGAACATAAGGTCGGGGTCAGCAAATCCAATCTGTACCATCGACATGTTTACGCCCTTCTTCTCTAACCGCTTGACCTCAGCGCCGGTCAACCTCTTTGCACCTTCACCGCCGTAGTCCTCACCTTCAGGTGCCCCGTCCGAGAGAACAAGGAACATCTTACGCTCACAGGTAGCTCGCTGTAGGAACTCCTCGCCTATCCGTTTGATGGCAATGTGGTCGTAGTTTTGTACAGACCCGGTGTAGTTGAAGATCCCTTTGATGTCGGGATTCTCGGGGGAGTACAACTCCTTGTACATGCAGTCATAATCGGAACCCGGTGCTGAACCATGTGAGTATACGAAGATCTCCATGTTCGGAGCTTTCTGCAAGGCAGCTACGATTGTGTATGCCATATCCAATACCTTTGATGCACGGGTATCCAAGTCAACAAAGGAGCCTTTGTGACCGTAATCGAAATGCATAGACCCCGATTCGTCTAAGAGCAAGCACAAGCTAAGTCCCTCAGTTTTGCAAACGTTTGCAAGTTTGAAAACCCTACGGGAGATGCGGGCAGAGGCTAACTTATCAAAGTCAATCTCGCCCTCCTGCCGTTCCTTCAGGAAGGAACTCTTATCAGCATGGCGTACAATAGAAACCTTCCGTTGGAGTAACTTGACCTTACTGCGGCAACGCTTAGTGACTGTGTCAATGTACTTCTTCTCCATGTAGAACTTACCCCCAATCTTTGGGGTAGACCGGGACACTTTGCGGGATACTACCGAGCCGTAATTGTTGTTCTCTTCGTCTCCAAGCTCCTCGACTTTGTCTGCGAGATCTTCCTCCGCTGCCTGTATCATTTCTTTAACAACCCTAGCGGCATGTTCCCCTAGCCTCTCATGCTGCTCGCAGATGTCCCCACTAGCACGACGTTGTGACATATAGGCTGTAGGTTCGGAACTACTTTCTGCCTCCCCCCTCCCGGTGCTAGCACATGAGCGTCTTGCCTGCTGTTCCTCCTCGCGACTCCACTCTGTGCCTGCACCGTCACCACCTTCTTCGCCTGCCTCACCGCCGTCACTGCCCCCACCTTCACCTTCACCCTCGCCTTCACCTTCACTGGGAGTACCTTCGCCAGCTTCACCTTTCTCGCCGGTCTCACCTTTCTCGCCAGCCTCACCTTCGCTTGCCCCACCTTCCCCTGCTTCGTCGTCAGCGTCACCCTCACCGAATTCTTCCACGAATTTTTTGAGATCAAAATCCGCGCCGTCACGTCTAGCAAAGTACTTAAACATCTTCGCTAATTCCTCAGCCGCTTTCTTCACCCCCGTCACATCCTTACATAGGGGCCGGAGGGCAGACGCGATCTTAAACGGGTGGATACCTTCTCGCTCCCAATCCCGCATGAAGTCGAGCACCGCTCGATCATACTTCAGGGTGAGTAGGCTAATGGTGGTAGCTTTAGTGAAAGGGTCAATATCCTCCCACTCCTTACGGAGTACATCAAACCCCTTGGTCATGGTGATGGCAGACCGTTGGTCCAGATACTTAGCGAACCCCGGGCTGCGTTCCCGCGCCGACCACTCTACCCGAGCATCCTCGCAGTAGTTCAAAGCCCGGCTGAGGAACTGGTCAGCGCGACCCATCTCCGTCACTATCTCTTTAGAGATAAGGTTATGCTCCGCTTCATGTAGGGCTACCCCTAGTACCAACCCCTCATGCTCCTCTATCGGGTGGTTGTGTATGAGTAGTGGGTTCAGGCTTATCTTGCCCTTACAGTTAGTTTCCCCGTTGCTTTCCAGCGAGTTGTGATCAAACTTGATCTCGGGGCTATCCATGCCGTGAATACGACAGGTCATATACGCCTTCCGAGTTAGCTCGACCATTGAGCGGCGCTTCTTATACTGTTCAAAGTTTGCCCGCTTAATACCACGGAAAGAGAAGAGGTCCTCTTCTCCCCGCTCCCACCACTTAGTTATACCTGTTGCCCAAGATGCCATAATAAATCCTCAAAAATTTCAGTTAAAAACCAGCGTCCTTTACACGTTATCCTACAGCATGTTGCTCCTCGAGAACAGGAGCCTCACGTTTGCCTGCTCTGAGTCCTCGCCTCCGTCTGATGCAAAGGCAGACAGGATACTCGCCCCGACAGCCTCACGTGCCGGGATACCATCCGCAACCATCTGGACTGTGTCGAAGAGCATACGGGTAGAGATCTCAATGGAGAATTCATCTTCCCTAGCCAGCTTCCGCTGTGACCATGCACAGTTGACGAGGTCGGTAACCCACTGCTTTGGCACCTCGTACCGGTCACGCAATACACGTACCTCCTCCTCAGGTTGGGGGTAGTCGAGGTTGATTTTCAGGAAGCGATCAGACAAGGCACGGTCAATCTGTGTGGTACCTGTGTACTCAGACCCGATGTTCGCAGTGGCAACAATCGCAACAGTCGGGGCAACGAACACCTGTTCAGTCTCCTCGCTCTCGTCTATGCTGATGTACCCCTGTCGATCAAGCACAGGCAGGAGGATGTTGAACACATCCACAGAACTGCGGGAGATTTCATCTGCAAGGATAACCATGTTATCCTCAGTCACCGCTTCCACAAAGCGAGCCTTCTTAAAGAAGGTGCCCTTGTCATTCAGGTGAGTCCGACCAATCAGACTAGTCCGCGGGTTTTGCATAGCCCCACAGTTGAACGATTCCAGATCACGATCAAGTGCGTCAACAGCATGGGCCACAAGTTCGGTCTTGCCACAGCCTGTACCACCGATCAACATCACAGGTTTCGCCTTAGTCAGGCAGTACAGAAGAACACGCCAATCCTCATCAGACACAGAGAACCCGGCAGGTTTGGGCACGCCCTCCCAAGGCTTGCCCTTGCCGGTAGCTGCCGTGAAGGTAGAGATAGCAGAGGGAAACTCCATTTCACGGTTAACGTAGATGATAGTCTCAGGGGCCTTGTAGGCCAAGGATGGTTCCCGGTGTTTCAGGAACATGTGTTCGAGGTCATGTACCAGCCGCTGGTAGGTGTGGGTATGGGATACCCCCGAGCTACGGAACGTGGTGATAAACTCATCTAAAGGTGTATCGGGGGAAGGTGGGGGAAAAGCAGTCAGGTACTTGCTGTCCTTAGGGATGACACAGAGGTCACCTGTTTCCGCATGGATGGGGGTCGGGAAGGCAAGGGGTGTTACCATGTCCTCGTCAAGGTAGTGGGAGTGAACGCTTTCACTCTTAGGCACCCGCTTGCTGCTCTCCGCAGGGTAGTTGTACTTGAGGACACGGGTGTGTTTACATTGATCCGCGGAGTGAAAGGCCGAGCAAGTACAAGACGCCTTCCCTCGTATCCGTTTGACTGTGTGCTTTGCGTCCACTGTAGGATTGCCCCCGAGGTCAGTGCTCAGGTGGTAGAACTTCCACTCGCGTTTATTGGAGCGAAGGACGAAGGCAGAGGGGAGGTGTGCGATTGGCGTTGTAGTACTCATTAGGTAAAGATCCAGTATAGGGGGATATGATTCTCGATGGCGACAACCATCGGGTAAGGTTCGTCTCCGCGGGGTTTCCGGGAGATCACGTTAGCACAACCGGGACGCACGGTGTGTGTCACTTGTGTGCCGAACGTGAGCGTTTCGTATTTCCTTAGCACCTCGCTTAGTTTAACTGCGTTCACTACTTTCTTTGATGCAAACGTTTGCATTCTCATTTCGATGTGGCGACATCGTACACCGTGTGTGCCTGCTGGGCACTCACATGTTGTTGTGTCGCACCGGTAGAAAACTTCTGAAAAATTTCCATATTTATCTCGCGCTACTTTGCACACGCCCACCTCGGTGAAGAGGTAGACGTGTGCATAGTTAGCACGGATAACGTCGGTGAACGTCTCAGGCATCTCCGCTACCGTAGGTTGCGACATACTCCTCAGCCATGGCTACCAAGGCCCGCCCCTGTTCGTCTGAGTCAAGCACCTTACAGGCAGAGGCAAGCGCCAGCTTGACCATGTCTGCTTGATCCTCACTCAGGGAGAAGGACAACCGGGTAAAACCTACCTCGTCAGCTTTGCCCTTCTTAGCTCGGGCATATGACTGCACTTCCTTGAAGGTGGACTCTTCGAGTACCCCGAGAACTTCGTCGCTGTTCTCTTTGTCGATGATCGTCAGCACCTCTTTTGCCTTCGACCATTCGAGTGCCTTCAGTCGCTCCATTGGCAGGCCCAACTCAAGCACAAACTTGGCGTAGATGTCGATCATGTACTTGGCCTTGCGGGCTTTGTATCCAAGCTCAGACTCGACGTATGCCTCGAAGCTGTCGAACTCCCACTCTTGCCAGTACTCACCTGCCTTGATCTCATACAGGAGTTCACCTTGTACAAGACCAAGCCGGTCGTTCATCGTCTTTGCAACCTGTGCCGCTTCCCGAATGGATTCCTTACGGACGGTGATGTCGGTTTCGGTGATGCCACTCAGGGACAACCCCTCAGATTCCCACATGACACGGGCCACCATCGGGTATTCGACTGCCTCCGCTGAGTACACGATCTCGGGTTCGTCTTCATCGACAAACGGGAAGCTCCCTTCAGGTGGGAGGTCAACGTCGTCTTCGACAATTTCAGCTTCAACAGTCACCACCTCTTCAGGTTCGCTGCCGTCGTCGCCGAACTCACTGGTGATCTCAGGCTCAGGGGCAGTGGTCTCTTCGACCGGGGTGCCTTCCAGCACCATCTCCACTCCTGCATCTGAGAGCGAGTAGCTTCCGTCAGTGTGATCAAGCAGACCTGCCTTGACCATCTCGTTCACCTTGCGGCGCAGTGTGACTGAGACACGCTTGCGGCCCAATCCCTCGCTGATCTGTTCGAGGGTAAGGGTGGGGGATTCATCTCCGACTTGATCGACAAAGGCGTTAAGGATGTCGTTGCTCATGGTGTGTTCCTTGGTGTGTATTAGGTGTGTGTATTAGTTGTGTGAAAAATTCTAAAGAGTTCCGCGCTGTCTCACGAAGCGATCAAGAGCGTACTCGTTACCTTGCTTATCCTCTTTGGCGACGACCAAGCCGCGGCGAATCCCACCATCCCACCACAGGTATACATTGCACGGGAGTCCGTATGCCTCCGCATCGTGTATGCCTTCGGAAGGGTATGACGGGCCAGACACAAGGTCCGGGGCGTATACATCTGGTTGCGCCTCAACCCATCGTTCAGCCTGACCGTGGAAGTAGATGCCCTCCCATGCATAGTTCTCTTCAGCTTCGACGGTTTCGTCAAGCCCGTTGAATAGCTTTAACATGTGGCGTAATCCTCCAGATTGTACCAATCACCATCGGACATCGCCTTTGCGTTATCCCAATCGCCCATGGCACACACATGTGTGAGCCATTCCCTGCGGAAGACACAGATGGGGAGGATACCACCGAGCCTCTCATGTGTGAGCCGGGTGGGCCATCCGGCATTGGTGAACTGCACCGTGCCGTCATCGTTGCGGCGGATGATCTCGTTACTGTGTAGGTACACGGACTTGCCGTCAGTGTAGGTGTTACCTATGGTGCGCTCCTCACCTGCTTCCCAAGCGTCTTTGATTTGCTGCGTGACCTTTCGCATAATGTATTCCTTGATTTTGTTTCGGTAGCCGGGGTGGCTGCCATCTAAATTAGCACGCTTTCCAGAATTTTCAAATCATTCTGCAAACGTTTGCAAATTTTACAGTCCCCAAAATTTCTTTAGAAATTCGCGGGGAGACACGGGTGAGGGGGATACGTTAGGTGGGATCTCACACCCCTTACGACGCAGGGATGTGTCTACCTCACGCTTCCCGTATCGTCTGTAGAGATGCTCAAGTACGTCGAGTATGCCGGGGTTGGGGTAGGGGGAGTTGTACTCAAAAATGAACAGGTCCGTGGCAACATCTAGCCTCTCGGCTTCCCGCTCATCCTGTTTGGGTGTGGGTGCATAGTGTTTGGCGAGGGCAGCTTCGATCTCGGCTCGCATCTCCTCTTGTAGTTGTGCTTGCTTGTGCTTGTATCGTGTCTGTATCGCTTCGATTTTCTGGTTGATATTCATTAGAAGGGGTTGTCCCATGTGTCGTATTGGTGTTCGGTTATGTGCCCACTCTTACACAGGTAGTCTGTGTAGTTGTTCCACTCCTCCCGCTTGGCAATGCTATCGCCTCGCAGTTTAGGGTTATGGTCAAGAGCGACGGTCCACATATCGCGGAACTGTTTAAGTGCGTGTTGCTTGGTCATGCTTATATCTCGTAGACAGGAGCAACGTCAGGCACTGCGATGATACGCGAGGGCTGGCTGAGATCGTCACTCCAAATTAACATCATGTGTTTGCCTTGCCATGTACCTAAGTACATGAAGAAGACTGCGAAAAATTGAATAAGAATTTTGCGGTTCCTCACAGCCGAGCCTTCAACTCTTGAAGCTCGCGGATCATAGGTGTTAGTGCTTGTACATCGTACCTGCCTTGCTGCGTTGCGGCCTTGCATGTCTTTATCTGCTTACGGAGATGAGCTATCCGAGTATGCAAACGTTTGCGTGCTGCCTTGTTGTCACGTTTAGAGCGTCGATTGAGAGCGCGGTGTGGGTCACTCACTGTGTGCCTCCATGATGTCACCCCATGTAGTGGCTGAGAATTTGTAGTCACCCCACGGACCTCGCTCGGCAACCACAGTCAGGGCGTAGGTATCACCAGCGTTTAGATACAGGAAGTCAGGGTCAGTAGACCCCTCCACTCCGTGGTATTCCAGCCCACCGTTCACACGTCTGGCGCATCTGTCTGCATAGTGCAGGGCAAGCGAAGCTCGGCTAGAGCAACTGCTCTCACCATACATGCGCCGGTAGTAGCGGCAAGCAATCTCAGCTAGGTGTTCAGGGGTCAAAAGGTTTGGCATTGCTTTCATTGTGTCCTCTCGTTTATTTGAAAAATTTCTATACTAAATTCGCGGTCTTATCACGCTATAATTTTCACCACCTTCATCGACTTCATACAGTCGAGGTACGCCTCACGAGCATGTGCTTCTGCACCCTCCTCGTGTAGGTTTGCGACTGCGGGGTGTAGGTTTGCGATGGCAGTCTCAGCCACCTCCTTGGCATACATATCCAATGCCTCCTTCAGGGTTTCTATTGGGCCGGACGTTTCCGTGCGGCCTAGCCCATCACACTTGAAGGTTACCATGTACATGTTACTTGTCTCCGGTTACTTGTTCCAATTGGTTGAAGGGGTGTAGCTTGAACAGGTCGAAGTCACTCCCCGACATGTGTAGACCCAGTTGCATAGACGCAAGTGCCTCGTTCTCATATTCGAGAATCAGTTCAGGTGATGAGAAAATGTCGGCATATTCCAAACACTTCTCAGCACTACGGGCGAGTCCTTGCAGGATAAGGTAGTCCTCTGAGGGAGCGGCCATTTATACACTCTGTAGGGCGTGTCGTACACACCCGTTGTAGTCGGCAAGAGCGTCGGCCAATGTCTTGTGGGTGGCACGGTCCATACCATACACAGTGACATACCCGTACCGGGACTGGATCAAGCGCAGTTCCACCCCGTCTATCTCTGTTTTGATTAGGTACCTAATCACTTGCCACCTCCATTGATTGCGTCTTGTATACAGGCAAGTAGGAACATACCTACTACCGGGAGCAGCACCAGAAAGGTGCCGATGTTGTATGCGGTTTCCGAGATCATGCTTCCCCCTTTGCCTTATCAGCGCGGTTGGCTACCAGCCATTCGGCGTGTGACTGCATCTCAGTAAGCACATAGTGGCGTACCCCCTGAGGTGCTTGGCGAAGGATGGAGATCAGTACCCCAGTTGTGTATGAATAGGGGTGGATGTGCCCATCCGCCCTGCTCTCCTTTAGGAGAGACCCGAAAACTTCTTTTGTATTGTTTTGCAGTTGCAAACGTTTGCCTCTTGTTTTTGGAAAAATTTTGGATAAAGCGCGCGGTCTAACACACGTCTGTCGGGGGTGCTCGTATCATGTGCATATGTAAGGCGGGTTGGAGGCGAGCCCCGTAGCCTTACGCTACGTTGGGGCGGCTACATCCTAGCACTACGGTCGTATCCACACGTCCGGTACACCTGTTTACACAGGGCCATCATTCATGTGGTCAACCGCAACTAGGTACGGGTTTGGAAATCTAGTAGTTGTATGAGGTGACCGCTACTATGCCAGTAGTGTCGTCACCAAAGTTGGCGAACTTCATCGAGGCACCACACACACAGCCACAGCAGTCATGTTCATGTCCGCAGCTTGGGACGTGGACGTTCAGTCGCCATACCTTGTCATCGCCTTGCCAAAGATCACCTTCGTAGGTACGTGTGTCTTCGTTCACATACTCCTCAATGAGTACGGCTTTCAGCCATTCCCACTTGACCGGCAAGAGGGCAGTGTCTACCCGATCATCTATGTCTACAGACACAGTGTTCCACTCGATGTTGCACCATGCCTTCCGTGCCGCGGCGATATCAGTCTCAGGGTTGGCGCCCTCCATGAGTGTGTGTAGTAGGTCAATCGCTTTCTTGTTGCCGGTCCATTTGATTTGCTTAGGCATCGTGTATGCTCCTGTATTGTGTGTAGTTGTAAAAAATTCTGGTAAAGTTGCCGCGATTCTCAGCCATGCACTACGGCATATGCCCCTATGTTCCCGTCTCTCCATGAGTGTGTATCGTCTGCCCATGTGTCTTTGCGCATCCCTGTGATGCCCAGTTTACGTTTGACTAGACGGGAGATTGCAAGGTCCGACATCGTTGCCGGAACGTGGATGTCAATCAGGGCGTACAGGTCGTTCATGTATGGGCCATATTCATCGAAGAGAACTTCGACCCGCTTTGCTGTTACTCGTACCCATTCCTGTGTCTGCATCATGGTGCCTCATGTATGGTTATGCATGTTTTCTGTACAAAGAATTCCGGGTCGGGAGACTCCGGGTTAAAGTAGCCGAAAAATTCTGTAGAACTTTCCGCATAATCACATGCGGCCTGTTCCGATAGGAACACTCTGTTCACTTGTGTCACCCCGTCTACATGTGAACACACAGCCCATGCATCGTATGGGTAGCTCCGTATCATGTGTATGGTATCACTCATACATATGCTCCTTGTGTGAGAATTTCGGCAGCTTTTTCGGCAGCGTCAAACCGGACACGGTAGCCACGCACCATACCCTGCCACGGGTATAGTATGTACACACAATGCACCCTGTATGTAGTGGCGTCGGTCACGGCAACGTGTGCAATACCTGCCATGACAAGGTCCGGTTCGTGGAAACCGTAGAATCTGCCGCGGTATTTGGCGTCGTATGTAGGTACACCAATAGCTGCACACACGGTGTTCAGTTCCGCGTTGTCCACTTCGATTGTATTAGGCCAGCAGTTCATGTGTATACCTCAGTGTCCGTAGTTAAACCCAAACATGACAGCGTGTGATCCACCGTCACGTTGGGCGAAAATCAGATCGTCGTAACTGCCACAGCATCCCCGATTCGCCATTCGCCACGCTACGGCAGCGATCTCAGACACATGCCAGCCCCACTCGGTCATCTGTGTGACGTGGTGCCCGATGCTGCTGCACTTGCTTACGAGGTGGTCGATGTCGCTCTGGTCATAGCTCATGTGTATCTCCTGTGTGTCTGAAAAATTTTATATAAGAAAGTCGGGTTACACATACTGTGAATTCAGTACGGCAAGTTTGAGGAGCGTCGTCGCATTACGCTCACTTGGATGTATGCACATGTTGTGTGCCGCCTTGCCCACCTTGTATGCGAGGTGGTCTGTGACCGTCTGTAGAGACGTGGTGAGGAAGGATTCCGTGGCAGATTTGCTGCGGCCTGCCACATCACATGTGTCTGAGAATGTGTACTCCTGTTTCCGAGTGGCAGACACACTCAAGTGTGCCAGCCACGCCTTGCCTCGCTTGGATCGAGCGAATTTCACCGCTTCCTGAGCCTTCGTCATTGTATGCCTCCGGGGGTGTCTAGTACATATTCACGACCTCGAAGCAAACGTTTGCACGCTTCCCGCTCCAAGTCGATTTGCGGTTGCCAGTGGAAATCCTGCCCATCAGCGGCGAGCTTGACTTGCAGGTACTTGATACGTATGAGCTTACGTTGTACCTGTGTGGTGTACTTGTGTGCAGCTTCCCGTGCATTGGCTGGCTTGTAAACAAAGCGATTGAGTTCAGCCTTCGCTGCCCATCGTAGACGTGGTCCTGACTTAGGCATGTGTGCCTCCTTGTGTATTATGTTGTATGTGTCTAGCAGTACAGGTTATGGGTACCAAGTGCGACGCAAGCCTCTTCACACTTGTCGATGGCAGTCCGCCAGCGATTGACGAAGATGGCGACGGGGTCACCGTAGGTGTCAAGCACAGCCACATGGCTGATACCCACCATCGTCATGCCGGGCATGTGTCCGACGTGATGCGCCCCGTCGGGGAGCGGCCCTTGCCAGTAACCGGGCAGATCGAGTTCCTTCGCAGCGTCTGCGAGGGACGTGCTGCGGATGTACTCGGGAAGGGCAGCAACGACTTCCTCGCTACGCTCCGCCTCATACATGGCGTCGTAACGCTTACGGGGCCGAACGTGGTCAACCGTCTCCTCCGCATCGTGCTCCTCGTAGCGGGACGTGTCGATGCGGAGTGTGGGGCGTGGTGTGGGCTGGACGTGCTGGATTCGCATGGCGTGGCTCGTGATTCGTGATTCGCATTTCGGAAGTGAGCCACTACCATAGCGCAGAATTCCAAAATTTCAAGCAAGTTTTTTTTTATTCCCCCTCTCCTAAAATTTACGTAGTAAATTTCATACGGAGACACGATCATAGCACATACCCTTGATGTGCGCGACGTGGCGGGTACATGTTTGCACGATGCGTCCGTGTATGCACACATCATGGCACATGTATGCCCGCACATGTGTGAGTATGTATGCCATACATATGAAAATGTACTCATACATACACGGCACAACATACGGAAATCTGCTCACACATACACGGCACATACTCGGCACGTACTCACACATACGTGGGATGCATACACATACAGGCACACACATACACGTTGCACACTCACACATACACGTTGCATACACATACATGTGCAGACATACACGTTGCATACACATACACACGTGGGATGCACACCCATACATACACGTTACATACACATACATACGTGGGATGCATACAGAAATATACTCGTACATACACGGCACACATACACATATGCGATCCACAAACATACACGACACAGACTCATACGAAATCCCTCATACATACACGATACATACACGAGGCAAAAATTGTCTGAGTATGTATGTCGTATGTATGTGTATGAACCACAGACATACAAAATACATACACGATATGGCGCACAAAATACATACACATTACGTCGTGTATGTTATCATACATACGTTATCATACATACACCATACATACGATAAGGCGCTCGTATACATACACTTACGTCGCAAAAATATACATACTCGATACGCGGCACACATACACAAACCATGTACCAAACAGACACAAACGATATCACACATACATACGCATACACACACACACAAAATGCCTCGTGTATGTACAGTACATGTATATCAATCATATGTGTATGTATGTATAAAATTGCATGTATGATTGCGCATACATATCGCATACGATATCGCACACATACACATACAATATTGCAGGCAGGTATGTATGCGATACATACACGAAACATACCCGATATTGTGTGTGTTTAACATACACGATACATACCCGAAACATACACAAAATGTGTACATGTATTGTGCATACATTTCATACACGAAACATACGCATACACGATGCACAAACATACGAAGAATTACACTGGGTATGTGCGGTACATGTATGCGTATCGTATGTCAAACATACAGGTGTATCGTGCCCCAAACATACGGGCGATACATACACAAACGTGTACACTAAACGTATGAAAATATACTCATACAAATCCGCATACACACATACTCACGCGGTATTACTATCTAATGACTGCGAATGCGCAGACATACACACAGACATACGGGGTAGATTTACTCATACATATGCGGATACATACGCGCAGACATACCCGCAAAATTTTACTCATTTTCACACGGTTTAACGCACAAACATCACTGCCCGTGTCTGTGTAGGTATGTGGCACACACATACAGGCATACATATGCGTGCAAACGTTTGCACGTATGTATGTGAGCAGGGTTTAGAAAATCTCACGTAAATCTCACGTAAAATCGCACAGACATACGGGGTATATCTGCACATCTGCATTTGCAAACGTTTGCATCTGTGCGGTGTTAACGCATATGGAAAAATTTTCTCAATCTGCACGTTTCTGACGCACAAACCCAACAGGCGAGTATGTGTATGTATGTGCGCGAGTATGTGTATGTATGTGCGTGGGGAAAGTTCAAAAAATTTCTTCAAAATGTGCGTACTAAAACACATACACAATGCGCGAGTATGTACATGTATGTATGTACATGTATGAAAATTTCCTTCAGTACCGCGCGCAGGCGCGGGCGCGGAATTGGAAAATTTTCCCAGAAAATTTCCTTCAGTACCGCGCGCAGGCGCACACATACATACGCCCGCGGAACTAGAAAAAATTTTCCCAGAAAATTTCCCAGTATATTCGCATATGCGTATGTGCGGAACTCGAAAAATTTTTCCTAGAAAATCCTTCAGTACCGCGCGCACATACGCACGCGGAGTTGGAAAAATTCACATATACGCATATCCAGATATACGCATACGCGAATATTGAAAAATTTTACTCAGAAAATTGCGATCTCACACACAAACAACGCGCGCGTAGGGCCTGTCTGCGCCTCACATGTGCATACTCACATACATACATATGACCCACGCGCGCGCGGGCGCGCGGCGCGCATACGTACATGCGCATACGCGAAATAACGCGCGGGCGCGAGGCGGGCCGGGTCGGAAAAAAGTGAGAAAGTGAGAGAGCTTGAGCATGGGCCTGAAAAAAACGAGCCAACGGGAATGAACTGGAACACTGAAAAAAAAGTCAGAAAAGAAAACAACTGGAGCATCGGCGTAGGGAAGAAAAACACGGCAACGGGAAGATACAGAAACACGGCAAGGCCCGAAAAAACCCCTATCCGAAATCGGATAGGGGTGATTTTCTTACTTCTCGGTGGTTTCTGTTTCGGGCTCGCAACCTGTCAAGGTCACTTGGCCGGTGGGCGCTTTCGCTTTGGTACGTGGTGCTTTGCTCGGCACTTGGCAAGCTGCGGACAGCTTGCCGACTGCCGCTAGCCACTCTTGGCGCGCTTCCTTCCGCTCGTCTTTCGAGGAAAGGACGACGGACCTTTTGCCCGTCTTTATGTCGATGCCTTTGACAGGGACGGATGCCTTGCGGATGCGCGTTAGTACCTTGCGCACCTTATCCGCCGTCACCTTGCTTTTGCCTGCGAGCAATTGTGCTTGCCACGCTTCACCGAGACAGGCGAGCGTGGCAACATCTACAGACTCGCCTTCAGCAAGTGCTGCGAGCGATTTGACGGCACTTTGGCGGGAAGACACGCGGGGGCAGAAGGGGGGCTTCAGGGGCCGATCCATCATGCCACCTCGTTGGCTTCGAGGGCCGCGCTTTCGCAAGCGATCAGCGAAAGCCATAGTCGCCGATACCAACTTGATATCTCCATATCAAGTCGGTTGGCAATTGTGACGTTTTCGATAGTCGAAATGACCATGCCGCCCGCGAGGGTACCCGAGTCGATGCAGAGTCCAGCGAAAGGGATGCCGTCGTTCAGGACGGGGATGCCGTCGTTCAGGACGGCGAATCCCTGTTCATCGGCCAGCTCGACCGTATCGGCCAGTTGGACGAAGCCCAAGTGATCGGATTCGCAGAAGCGAACGAAGTCGCCGCAGGTAGGAACGCTACGAAGTAGCGCGTTGTTAGAATCATATGCAGTTTGCATGTTGATTCGCTCCAATTAGGGAGTTGCGCGGGCCTTGCCATCGTGGCAAGGTTACCGCTAGTGGCTTGGCCGGCCACCGATTCATGCCCGCCCACAAGGTCTAAATGGCGTGGAAGCCAACAAGCTCTGGGGCTTGCCTTGCTGCATGAAGGGGAATCGAAATGTGAAAGAGCGCTACCGTTGCCGGCGTTCTTTCTATACGTGAAGCGGGGCAGCCTTCAAATCGTCAAGACTCGCTTTAGTTCCACCCCTTTGCAGAAAAGGCAAACGTTTGCATTCATTCCCGCGCCTTTTCTTACCTTCTCCAAGCGAGAAAACCGCGTTTTAGTTCGTTCCCCTACTGGCGGCGATACTTTTTTGCAACAAAAACGAAGACTTTATATAGACCTATATAAATGGAATGCTTTAGCTCGTATCTGTAGTGCCATATTCGGAAAGTAGGTGATATGCTCTTGTGTGTGATTCTATTCACACCATTTTCTGATTTCAGGATGGGAGATGCCACTATAATTCGGAAAATGGAACCACCACATAACTACAAAAGCGGTCAACTTCCGGCGGTGTTTCTATATCTATCTGTACAGGCGCTTTTCCGCTGCTTTTGTATGTGTCTATACAGGCTCTTTTCTCACCTTTGGTACGTTCCGCTCACGTGTTCTACTTTTCCCGGACTTTTCTCAATTGTTTTTGTATCTTTCGGTTGGCTCGTTTTTCTTACCGCGCTTGTGTCTATGTCTGTACAGCCGTTTTTCTTACCGCGTGTTTCTATTGTCTTCCGTAGTGTCCACTCGCGTTGTCTTCCGTGCAATCATTTGCATAGTCGCAAAAACATATGGCGGAAGGATACAAAAGCGCGGTGGTTAGTTGCAAAAGGCTAGGCTAGGGGAGACAATAGAAGCGCCGGGAGAACGTATGCAAACATTTGCATGTCCGTATATGTGGTGAAAAAGAGGGCCAGTACGGAAGTGAACTGGAGCGGTTCCAGTTGCTTTCCCTCCCCACCTTTTTTCACATTCGCTTATCCGTATATCCAGATGGTATTCGCTTATGCAGATATGTGAATGTCGGCTTGAGGTCCCCTCCCCTCCGGCCCATTTTTCTACCTCGGCGGAGAGGGGAGGAGTTAAGATTTGTTTGTTTTTTTTTATTTTTGTTTGTTTGT